ATGGGCAAGTTCTTTATCCCAATTCTTTTGGAAATGAAACGCATAATAATATGAAGGAACTCGTATTTTCTTCTATCAAAATACTGCGCAAAAAGATGATACAATATTGAAGCCCCAAAGCGAATTGCTCTGGGGCATCTTTTTACTCAATCCATGCCTGGAACTTATCCACAAATCTCTTCTTGTCACCAGCATAGCCGTCTGCACCATTGGCTTTCAGCGTATCAATCTGCTCACCGTAGAAGTTCGAGTTATCTTTCACAGAAACTCTGTAATGGACCATCTTGTACTTATATCCATCTGGTGTGATGTAGTACAGCTCGATAGCAAGAATCTCAGAACCATCTCCGAGGATTCCGTTCTTTTTATCATTCAGATCATAGCTATTGCCGAATGTAAGATACGGAAGCCAACCACTCTTTCTTGTGTATACTCGACAACGGATACTTCCCTTGCTAACTTTGATCGCAAGCCACTTGATTGGAACATTATCACCTTTTCCAGCCCAATCAATCTTGTTCACTACTGGTGGCCACCATCTATCTGTGAAAGCCTGATATGTAATATCGACCTGTCCTAAGTCTTTCTTCTCTGCTGGCTTAGAAGGTGCTGACGGTGTTACTGGTGTGGCGCTTTCGCCAAATTCCATGTAGCAATAGTTGACATCAACTCTTCCGTTAACTCCATCTACATGACCGTCGGAGGAATACTGCCAAATTGCATACTGACCTTTGTAAGTATCTTCCGGAAGATTCTTGTATCTTGCCATCCATTCAATGTACTTGCCACGCACACTGCCAAGATGGTTGCTAAACCAACTCAGTGAAGCGTAGATTCCCGGAGTATATCCATTCGCCTTAAGTCCTTCGCATACAATCTCACAGCATCTAGGAGCATAGTTCTGTGTTCCTGGCTCTTCTACATCAATGAAAATTGGTAACCGGAATGTATGACCTTTGATTAATCTCAAGATATGGTCAAGTTCACTCTGTGCCTGTCTGTCACAAGTTGCATAGCTGTATAAGTAGACTCCAACCGGAATACCAAGTCTTTCGCACTCAGTAAGGTTACGAATCCACTGCTTATCATCCTGTAATGTGATATCATCTCCATATCCGCATCTAAGAATAGCTCCGGCACAACCGGATGCTTTTACTTTTTCCCAATTTATCACTCCATTATGATAGCTAACATCAATGATTAACTTACTCATACCAGCCACCTTCTTTCAGCTCTGCTTTCTTCTGCTCAATCTCCGCAGCGTGTTCCTCTGCAAACTTCTCCATAACTTCAAGTGATGTTCCTTCGTTGTCGGAGATTTCTTTTGCTGAAAGTCCGTAAGCGAAACTCTTAATTGTTTCTTTAATTGTCTGTTCTGTCATGATTCTTCTCCTTTCTTGCACTGGTGCAATTCCTGAACTGCTTCTTTCGGAAGCTCTTCTGTCATATCATCGAGGAATTTCTGAATCCATTTCTTGATTTTGGTTGGTACTGGAAGTCCGCATAATGTCATATTCTTGAGGATGCTAACCAGTTCGTACAATATGAATAATAGACTGAAAAATTCGCAGATTCCCATCTTATCAATTCCAAGAATCTGTACATATTCCTCAGGTACCATGCTTAATACATTAATATGCATAATCACGTCCGTTGCCATAAGGAATCCTACTGACAGGAGCATTCCTGCTTTCCGAATTGCTCCGTCGATTCCTACGCAGCTGTTGAATTTGTGTTCTTTAATTGCTCTGAGTACACCAAGTATCGTATCTAAAGCAACCGCTATCAGCAAAATTTTTACAAATGAATTGCTTGACAGCAATGTGATAATCTTATCCATCATTTCAATCCTTCCTTTCTAAAATTTATATTTTGGCCGTTTTTCTCCCCACAGCAAGTATCTTATCCAATCATCTAGATAGACGGCTACAGTCGACAGGAAGAACCACAATACCGTAAATTGCGGACAAATCTGTCCAAGCAGATTTCCTGGAAGATTGCTGTAGTCCCATACATTCCAGTCCAATATGATATTTACTATAATCCCGGAAATCAGTTCGAGCCCTGTTATAATTCCTGCTCCTGCTGCCATCTGCCACCGCATCAGAATCTCTTTTTTCTTATGCTCATTGATACATCCAATCAGATAGAATGCTAATCCCCCCACGAAGAACATTGTCCAGTGGCTTCTACCTCTGGCGATCAGTTCAATCAATACATAGAGGGTTCCGCCAATTCCAAATAGAATCAGCGGTCTTACCCATTTCATACGTTTTGAGCCGCAATCATTTTTTTCAATGGCTCTGATTGATATTCTTCCGGAATAGTCATTCCATAAGTTACCTTTTCTACTTCTTCGATTTCTGTCAATGCTCTGATATAGATTCTCAAATCTCTGAAATACGTAACGTGCCATGTTACATATTCCATTGCCGTTGCAGTAATTTTAGCCATATCCGCATTGCTATAGAACTTACAATGTTCCTCTTCATCTGAAGTATGCCACGGAATGTTCTGCTCTCCTGCTGCCACTTGTCCCTGCAATCCTACAAGGCTCGTCTGATCTCTCTCCGTTAATGTGAAATGCTCCGTACTTCCATCTGTAAGCACCACATCCACACCTTCCGCTATCACAGCCTGCTGCGCTGCATTCATCTCATTTACTTTCGCTTCCTGGATCTCTTCTAATGTTGGAACATATGGCTCCGGTTCTGGCTCTGGATCCGGCTCTACATATACACTTCCATCATCTGACAGAATGTATCCGTCTTCCACAGTTTTATACAATGTAGTATATGTTTCGTATTTTCCATAAACCTGTCCATCATTTGTCACGAGATGAAATCCCGACAGATTCTGCAATACACCCTCGATTTTCACGTGATGGAGATCTTGAACTGTTACAGTTCCCATCACTGGTTCTTCTTGATTAAGAAAAAGTATGTTCATTTGTTTTCCTTTCTAGTGGAATCCTTAATTAAATGGCAAATCATATGATAAGGATTCCACATCATTTTATAAAAATTTGCGTGCAAATAACACCCGACCTATGCCAAGTGTTTTTCAGATTCTATTTATTTTTCGCTATGCTCTTAAATATTTTTTGTGGTGATATTTAACAGCTTCTTGATCAACTGTACAATATCTTATCGTTGTTTCCGGCTTGGAGTGCCCTGCCATTATCATTCGCTTATAATATCACTTCTTTGTGTATTTTATTGTTACAAAGAATCCGTATCCTGTCCAATCAGTTGACGTAAATATTGCCAATTTTCCTGCATTGATTTTTATTCCAACACAGTTTGCCCAGCTGCCGTCCCGTGGATTTATATACGGAATCGGAAAAATGTCAGAGTATCCGGCTTTATATATATAACTATTTCCGCTGTCAATCCAGGCATAATAGGTATCTGACGGTAAGTTGAGATCGAATAATTCTGTTCCGTTACTTGGAAGATGAGTTTGCCATATAGATTTGGAATAGATCTTTTTCCCAACTACTATTTCCCCTGTCTCTGTTTCGTCATAAGTGATTTTTCGATTCAATTTGCCATTTAATTCAGTAATCTGATCCTCAATCTTCTTCCCCTGTCGTGCATCAAGCGCATACCCGGCCTCTGTCGTAAGCAGATTATTAATCACATTTGCAGTGTTCAGTTTCTTTCCATCCAGTACTTTTCCCTGATAAGCATCCAACACAGAACTTCCTGCTGCTGAAGTTGTCAAATTATTCGCCACTGCTCTGAATGCGGATGTTCCCAGATCTGCGAAGTACTTTGCGATCTTTCCGAGAATAGTTGACATCTTCTCATTGCTTGCTATATTTTCCCTCGTTGATGCCTTTGTGAACGCTACCTGTGTATTAGCATCTACTTTTCCTGTTGGACCCTGAGGACCTGTCGGGCCTGTCGGTCCTGTTTCGCCCTGTGGTCCTGTTGCTCCGGTTGGCCCAGTTGCTCCAGTTGGTCCTTGTGAGCCTGTTGCTCCTTTTGCACCCTGTGGACCTTTCAGATTTCCTGTATATACCCACTTAGCCACAGAAGCTGCTCCTCCTACAGTACATCTATATGTATTTCCCGTTGCTGTGTTCAGGTAATTGTCGTTCATAATGGCATCTGTGATTCCTGAACTGGAAAATACTGTTGCCGTTGTGCTTGTTCCCGTGATTGCCGTTCCCTGTGTCCAGCGGCTTCCTCTGGTTCCGGTTGGTCCAGTAGGTCCAACCACCTGTCCTAGATCAATCTGTCTTGCTGCCATTGTATATTCCTCCTAGCTTTCGTATACTGCGATCAAGTGTCCTTTGCTGATCTTGAATGTCGGAGTCTGTCCATCCTTACCGGTTGCTCCTGTCGCTCCAGTTGCACCCTGTGGGCCTGTCGCTCCGGTTGCACCTGTATCTCCTTTTGCTCCCGTATTTCCTTTCAGGCTTCCTGTATATACCCACTTAGCTGCTGACGCTGCTCCACCTACTGTACATCTATATGTATACCCAGTAGATGTGTTCAGATACATATCATTCACTAATGCATCTGTAATTCCTGAACCCGAAAATACTGTTGCTGTTGTACTTGTTCCCGTGATTGCTGTTCCTGCGTTCCATCTGCTGCCACGTGTTCCAGTTGCTCCCTTGTCTCCGGTTGCTCCCTTAGCCCCTGTATCTCCTTTTTGTCCCTGTGGGCCTGTCATTCCAGTAGCACCTGAAAGATCTGTGATATAGGTATATGCTGTCTTTCCTTTTATATAGAGTTTCGCATTATCGACATCATTGACATTTCCTGTGTCGATCATGACGAACTGTCCTTCTTTCACTCCATCTGAGGAGAATCCAGAATTCATTGCTGACACGGAGGCGAACGTTTTTGCGATTGCGAACGGATCTCCCTTATCTCCTTTTGCCCCGGTTGGTCCCTGTGGACCTGTCGCTCCAGTTGCTCCTTTTTCTCCCTGTGGTCCAGTCGCTCCGGTTGCTCCGGTTGGTCCCTGTGGGCCTGTCGCTCCGGTATCTCCCTTTGCGCCTTTTAGGGAAGCGATATACTGTGCTTCTGTTTTTCCTGCATTTCCAGACTGTGCAAGCCATATCTGATACGCTGATTTGCCTGTCGGTCCTGTTTCGCCCTGTGGCCCCTGTGGTCCGATAATTGATCCTAAATCTACCTCTCTTGCCATGTTTTTTCCTTCCTTTCTTTTAAAAAATTGTTTTATAATAAAAAGCACCCGCCGAAGCCAGTGCTTTCTATCCTATAAATATATTGCGATCAGATGTCCATCTCGTACTTCAAATTCCGGTGGTTTTCCATCTTTTCCTTTCAGATCTTCCAATGGAACAAGATCATTCCAGTCATTTTGATTTGTATATCTCCATTGCAGAGCTGTACCATTGTTCCGGATCTCAATCTCATTTCCTCCGGATGTATTCAGTCTTACCTTATCTCCTACCGGTTGGCCTTGAGACATAAGCTGCAGATTGCCATCTGTGATGGTGATATTGTCGGCTTTTGTTTGTAGAGATTCTAATACCTGTTTTAACACTTGGTTTTCATTTGATGCGTTGTAGTCAATTGGTTTTTTTCTCTTGATTACCGGAAGTCTTACTCTCCCAATGGTTTTTCCTTCCTCTGAACTTGATATATAGATATAAGCATCTATACCTTCTCCTTCCGTCAAGAAATCATTTGGAATATCTGCTATAATCTTGTCACATATCACAGTTGCTTCAATAATTTTCGCCGGCCTACATCCGCGCCAATATGAGAAATGGACTTCTACAGCCTCTTGTTCAGATGGTAGGTTAAGTCCCTGAATCTGCAGTTTCTGTCCATAATCCCATTGTGTCAATCCGTATGCAGTCTTTTCTTTTTCTCCCTCTTCGAAATATACTCTTATCATGCTGTCACCTCCTCCAATACATATTTCAATCTTCCATCCACAATTTTCAACGGTGGGGCTGTATCGTATGAGTCGTATGTCAGGATAAGATGTCCTGATTCTACCGACATTGCAAATACTCCCTGGTTCAATGATGTAATCACTGCATTCGCATCTTTTCCTGCCGGCCCTTGTGGTCCAACTGGTCCGGTATCACCTCTTGGACCCTTTTCTCCGTCTTTTCCTGGTTCTCCCTGAATCCCCTGTTTGCCCTGCGGGCCAGTTGCTCCGGTTGCTCCTCGGAAATCTCCATTTTGTAGCTTTTTTGTTAGTGTCTCACTAATCTCTTCCGCTGTCTTTGCAGCATTCTCAGCATGCTTTGTAGCTTCTTCCATGCCTTTTATGAAGTTGTTCATCCATCCAGCTTCATTCTCGCTTTCCGAAACATCTCCTTCACTGAAATTCCGATGTACTTCTATCGGCTGATCGAATGTTACAAGCGTCTCCTCATCCATTGTGAGTACAATCTGAAGCACACTTTTTCCAAGTTCTGCGAATGTCTGGTCTTTCACAATCACCCTCACGGTATTCTCAATGATCGGGCATACATTATATGTTGCTTTTTTTGACGGCTTCAACACGAATGCTTTTGCCGTTGCCCCTTCCGGAATCTCATAATCCCGGAAATGGAAATAGATTGGGAGAGCATTCGTCCCTCTTACATAATCAATCTTTTCCTTAATCCTGTTCTCCAGCACATAGACATCTCGTTCTATATAGTTCACTTTTCTCACCTCCTTATCCAGGAATCCATCTGACGATATACAACCCTTGCACCGGTGCAACTCCGCCTCCTGGATATCTCAGCACATACTTCCACGGAAAGTTATAATATCCATGCACATGAATCTCTTTTCCTGTCTGATCCCCCGTCTGTCCTCCGGTGATTCCACCGAACTCATTTTGCGAAGCTGCTACTAGCTGTCCATTTCCAATCGACATTTCTGTATGGCTTCCTGGTTTCAGCAGGACATCTCCCCGGATCAGTCCTGATCCTGTAGACAGATTGACCTGTGAAGTCACATCCTCGAAACCTGCTGCCAGAAACACACCATACATGCTTCCTGTTGCCGGTGTGTATCCTGGCCTCGTATTCAGCCCTGCATTGTAGTATGCCCAGCAGATTAATGAGGAACAATCGTAATCTGGTCCGTCTCTGTGCGCCTGATCGTATCCATGACTGTTATCGTTCGCAATCGATATTGCCCATTCCACTGCCTTTTCAATAACCTGACTCTCGGCATCGTATTTCTGTAAGTAGTCATACCACTTTCTTGCGCAGCTCCGTCTTTCGGATTCAACCTCTACACCGGCACGCTCGAAGTTCTTCAGGAAGGCACTGGCCAAGTATTCCGGAGACTCTGAACTGCTCTTGAACTGTTCCCAAGTCATTCTATAAGCACTGGTGGAAATCCACTGACCTTTCGATGCTGACAGTGCATCAATCCAATAGAGCTGACCATTAGGATCCGTGATATCGTACTCGTTTGAGTTCGCCCAGTCTGTGTAATTTGTAGCCGGTGTCCACTGGACAAGTCCGTATCCTCCACTGTAATTTCCTTCTTTCAGGCTCTGCCACAGTCCTGGATTGATGTTGGATTCTTTCTCCATATTGCCGAGGATACCGCCAATCGCGTTCAGGGTCCAGCCTTTGCCCGAGAAGTACTTCCATACTTCCAGTGCGTTTCCTTGCATCTGAGCCTCTGTCAAATAATTGTTGCTTATCGTCCAAGACATCAGATTTCACCCTCTTTCGTTGTTCCTCCCATAAGAAATCCGTTTTCAAAGTCCATATATGTCCCGTCTGAAAACACGGCTCTTCCTGTCTTTCCTGGCAATCCTCCGGGTCCGATTTTATCAGTATCGAAATATATCGCATCACTAAATATTCTCATCAGCGTATGTGAATCTGTTGCATCTTCAAATGTTCCTCCGCATCGAACCACAATTGCATCTCCTGACCTCTCTATGAATATAGGATTGCTTTTATCTCTCTTGGAAAACATAATTGAACCGGATTTTATTTCTGTTCTTCTGTTCAATCCACCAACATTCTCACACACATAACTTCCAATAGCATAGACTCCATTCTTGTCAAGACGGACGATTTCTTTTCCAGTTGCATCCATCACTCTTGCAATACCGTTTCCGTTATCCTCGCCACCAAGTTCCAGTGTTCCACCCTTGATTCGGTCAGCAAGCATCGTCCCGGCAACGATAAAATCTGCATAGAATCCTTTTCCTGTTCCGAAAGTGCTCCACTTCCAGTCCCTTCCATCAGCTGTGCGTTCTCCAGCAATTTCAAAACCAAGCGTTCCAAGACACATAGCACCAAACGTTTCAGACTTCGGATCAAGATCTTCAAAAAGAATTGACCTTACCGTCTGCTTTTTTGCGACCGTAGACTGTGCTTTCATCTGAGCCCTAACGCCATTGATGGTTCCTTGGATCTGCTGCCCGATCACAGTTCCATCTGAACGGATTGACTGGTCAACCCGGCTCATTACAGAAGAAGCATCGTCCAGAAAATTGTATTGAAACTCTCCTAATTTCACAAATGTCAGCTTGTTCCTAACCGCATCCCATTCCAACTCAATCACTCTTGCATCTGACTTAATTCCAAGTTTTGAGTGATTACAGTGCACGGTATCTCCTAGTGATACCATTTCCAGGCTTTTTACATCTTCGTATAGTTCTGTATTCTGCAGAAGCTCCATGTCTGCTTCAATGCTTACTTTCGGCTTATCCACACCTTCGTCATATTGTTCCTGGCATTTCTTTTTCAACGCTTCCTCTAGCTGTTTCTGCGTTTCACATATTGTCACTCCGTTCTCTTCGTCATTCTCCTGCGCATCTTCACGCATTTTCACATCCTCGAACTTCATTGTTCTGTAATGTATTGTCGGATATTTTTCAATCAGAGGTGAGTCCACCCACGGTGTGTCTCCCTCGATCATATATCCATTGTAAGATTTTGGAACAATCCTTGTAGCAACTTCACTCATGTCTACCATCTCTGAAAAGCCATCCTTAACTATGTTTTTTCCATACATCACCTGTACACCATAGTCTCCTCCTGCTTTTTCATTGATGATCACTTGATAATTATCATACAGGATTTCCCCGCCCCATTTGGAAACAAATGCATTATCATCACTTCCATTGATTGCCTCTATCAGGTTCATCGTCTGATAATAGGCTGTTGATACCTTCTTGATGTCCGATTTTGCCTGATATTGCGGAGTTTTCTCTGTCATAATGTCCAGAGCCTCCTGTCCACTTTTGTTTGTTGGCCTGACATCTACCAGGAAACAATCTTCTTTAGCATCCATAAAAATAGGAGTAAGTTCTGCACTTACCCCCGAATCTTTCTTTTCTTTGCTTCTTATCCGAAATAGTTGGATCCCATTAAAAGATGGCATTTTCACTACTGCATTTTCCTCAATGTACTTCCATCTTCCTTCTAGGTCAATCGGATGTTCTATATTCGCTGTCCATTCTCCATTGAGGATGACATGAATAATGGCTTCTTCCGGAAGCAGTGTCATATCTCCATTATGTCTATAATCTATATTATCCTGTCTGTATATCTGAATCATAAGCACCTCCAGTTTGGAATCACTTCCAGCTCGAATCCATCTGTGATTGCTATGTCATTCATTCCTTCCTGTAGCACAAGATCGTCATAATCTCCAAATACCGCTGTATTGCTCAGTGTTCCATCTTCGCGGTAAGCCAGCTTTCTGTCTGTATCAATCGTCAGATTCTGCCCGACATCAGCTTCCATTCTCTTTCCATTAACTATCAGGCTGCATCTTCCTTCTCCATAGATTCTGTAAGTTGGGTAAGATATCTCATATGGATTCCTCTTCACTTCTTCCGCCGAATGAGGATGCTGTCCCTTGTCCAGATACCGCAGACCATCCTTTGTTGTGAAGATTGCTGTAAAATTGCAGATTCTCTCACTTGTATGCTCTGCTTCATCCATCTGAACTTTCAGGATTTTGTAAAAATGTCCTGGATCTGTCCCAAGTCTTAGCTTCTTATTTCTTCCCGACAGCCACTTTCGTGCTTTTCCAAGACGATTCTCCCAATCTTCACTCTTTCCTATAAAATTGAATGATATCTTAATCTCTGTTGATTCGTAGCCCCCATCCAGCAGATACATGGTTCCATCACTCCCCGGTATTTCTATCGAAGATTCTTTTCTTACTGCTGTTGGCATTGAAGGAAGCTCTTTCGCATAGATCTCCATGCTTGAGCCTGATATTCCGTTGTATTCTACTTCCATCATGCTCCCGCGGCTCCTCTCTTCCACTTAATGTTCTGAGACATCTTCTTAATCACCGCATCCGTAAGGATCTCAGCAAGCTTCTTGTCTCCAAGCGCAATGTTATTTTCAATCACGAACGTAAGTTCTGACAGTGCTTCTGCAATTAATTGAGCAAGTGCTGCGTTATTTGCCTGCATCTCATCACGGATATATGTCTTCAGCAAGTCGATTGGAAGAACTGCCTCTGCTCCTGCTTCTCCACCGCCCATCGCTCTATCTCCGTTCATGCCGAAAATAGTTGGGCTGTTCAAGATACCGCCGTTTGCGTACCAGTCGACCGAAAACTTTGGAACTTTCGGTGGAACAAGCGACCATTCTCCGCTTGCCTTGAAATGCGGAAGTTTAATTTTGGGAAGTTTCCATTCAAAGTTGAAAAATCCCTTGATTTTATTAATTACACCTTTAATAAAATCTGCAATGCCGCCAAATATTGCATTAACTCCATTTCTAAACCATTCACATTTATTGTATAAAAGGATAATCAAACCAATTATCACGACAATTCCCATTGGTCCAAGCACGGTCCATAGATTTGAAATCAACGGAATCAATGTTTGTATTCCCATCGCAATATTCCCGATTCCCGAAAGAATTGGAGCTATTGCTGCCACTACCAATACACATCCGGCAATCAATCTCTGTCCTTCTGGGGAGAGCTGATTAAACTTTTCAATCAATCCGGCAATCAATTCCGTAATTTTGGTAATCAGCGGTGCAACTGTATCCGCAAGCTCAGCTGTTGCCTGTTGGAAATCTGCTGTTGCCTTATTTCCGTCTACCAAATTCTTATTGTTTTCCTGCCATTTTTTTCCTGCATCTACGAGACCCTGATTCGCCATTTCCTGCATGACCAGGTTTACTCTCTCACTTTCGCTTCCGCAAGCTGCAAGCTTTTCATTAAATGCATCCTCTGAAGTTCCCGCCCAATTGAGCATATCCGCAAAAGTCCCCGTAACAGTACTTGTTTTCACAGTCTCATTGATTGATTCTGCAAGTCCATCAATGGGAATACTATCCCCGTAAGTTGCCCATGCACCAATCGTCCCCTCGATTACCGTGCTTAATTCTTCTTGCGACAAACCTAACGCCTGAAGATTGGCCGTAGTTGTTGCAGCTGTCTGATCATCTGCAAGCACACCATATAAGGTTCTATAACTTTCCGCTGTTTGTTCTGCTGTGTACCCTGCATTTTGGCTCGACACCTCAAGTGATCCCATAATTTTACGATATTCTGCTGTTGCAGGTACTGTAGCTGCTGTTGCCGCTACTATGCCTGCTGCCGCCGTTGATATTCCACTAAACTTATCCCCTGTCTCTTTTGCTTTATTTCCAAAATCCTGTACTTTTTCAGCATAGCCTTCCGTTGCAGCTGCTCCGCTTTTCAGCTTTTTCTCAACATCTTCCAGTTTACTTTTGTAACCATTAAGTTTTGTAGTAGTTTCATTTATCTCATTCTTTTTGTCCTGAATTGCTTTTTCATCTTTATTTTCAGCAGATTCAAGAATATCCAATTGTTTTTTTAATGATTCAAGTATTCTTTCGTAATTCTCTGTTTGATTTGAAAGATACTTCTGTTCATCTTTATATTTTACAATCGACTTTGTATGATCGTCATATTTCGCTTTAAGAGCTTCAATTTCAATCTCATTCGCCTTAATTTTATCTGTAGACTCTGCAATTTCATCAGATAATTTCCTGATTTGTTCCTTACTTTCTGCTGCACCGCTCTCAAGTTCTTCTGTTACTTCAGCAAGGCCTTTCTGATATTTTGTCAAACTAATCTGTGCGCTTGTAAGCTGGTTCTGCTTCTTTCGGATTGCATCCTCATTTCTGTTTTCTGCAGATTCCATTTCTTCAAGCTCACGCTTCAGAATTTCCACTTTATCAGAATAAACGTCCGTCTGTTTTGCCAGATATTCCTGACGGTCTTTTAACTTTTCAACTGCAGTAGTGCTGTCATCCCATGCCGCTTTTGCAAGTTTAAACGAATTACTATTTTCCTGAACGGCTGTATTTACCTGCTGCATCGTCTTTTGAAAGTCTGCTGCACCATCTGCCTTAAACACTAATCCAACTCTCTTCAGTTCATCCGCCATATAACGTCCTCACCTTCCTCGCTTTCTTCTCGCAGAATATCTCATATTGTTCGCAAAAAAAGACGGGGCATGAATGGAAGAACTCGTCCTCTGTCATTCCCATCTCTCTCGCATCAACCATATATTCAGCCCAATTTATCTCGAGCTGAATGCTTTCATCTGTGCTTTCGATTCCTCTTTTTTTTTAATTTTGTCAACTTCTTTCTGATAAGCCTCTACAACTTCAAGAAGTTCTGTTGGATCCGGTGGCACAAGCTGAAGTGCTTCATCAAATGTCACTTTTCTCCCATTGCTTCTTACCATTGCATAGATAAGCTTCGCTGCAAAATTCATTTTATCGCTGTCAGTTGCTTTTCCAATCTTTTCAAGTTTGTCAATTCTCCGTCCGAGCTTTGAGCCACCTATCTGATCAAGATAAAAGATTGTTCCAAAATTCATTTTTGCTTCAATGGTTGTCCCATCTGTAAGCTTTATGATTTTACCTGCATTCATGTGCCACCTGTTCCTTTCACGCTCCTACCGCTGTTGTAAGATCTGCATCCGTCAGAATCGGTTTTGCGAAGAACTTCTCTTCTGTAAGTCCCGCCGGTGCCGTGGACTCTGTGACCTTGCTCACGATATTTCCTGCTGCGTCAAACGGATATGCTCTAATCTTGATCGTGTCTGTCTGCTCACTTGCTTTCTCTTCAGATGTTGCAATATCATCGGAGTTCTCAACAAGCTTGCATTTTGGAAACCACTCATAACGAGATTTTCCGTTTTTCAGTTTCACAACCTTGCCATAAGCGAAGAATGGTCTTTCACTGTTTCCTCCGGCAAGGATAAGCCCACTTGTTCCTTTTGTCTCTCCACGCATCCTGGAGATTGTATCGTCCGGGAATGCGATCACAGATACCTCGATATCAATACTGGACATTGGTGAATCAGAATCGTAAATCTTTCCGGATGCATACGCATCACTCGTCTCAGAGTTTTCTGTGACTTTTACACTCTTCACAACCTCTGTCTTCTCAACATCAGCTTCATAAGTACCGTTGTACTCGTTGTCCTCTGTTGCATCAGCAAAACACATATACTGTGCTCCGACTGTCTGTTTCATGGCCGGTTTTTTTGTATTAATAGGCATTAGTCAACCTCCTAACCGAAGATGCTCTCTGTCATCTTCTTGTAGTATTTTTCCTTGTTTCTTTCAAAGAGTGGCTTCAAGTGTGCCCTTGCTGCCATCTTCCTGGTTCCATGCTCAAGCATTGGACCGTAATACTTGCCCCATCCAACCTTAATTCCGCTATCAGTTCTTTCCAGTGCGAATGTACTCACGATATGCGTGTACCCCGCTTTGGTGATCTGACTTCGTGGTTTTGGGAGTCTCAGAAGATCATTCACGAACTCCTTTGCCCCCTCTTCCACTGCGTCAAGTGCTTTGTCCGGGCTTACGTTCTCGGAATACTGTTTCAGCAACGCCTCGAAGTCTTCAAGCCCTCCATCGTAAAATGTAATCTCGCTGCTCATCCAATCACTCCATCAGTTGTAATTGAGAAGTAAGAATGCCATACACGGTCTTCTGTCACGTATTCGTGAGCAATGGTCGGATGGTAGCCAAGCTCATTCAAACGGTTTTTCAGTGCGATCAGTTTCGGATTGCGTGGCTTTCTAGCGTAAAAACTAATCTGCCATGTAATCTCATTCTCATAATCGTCGCCGGATGCCATTGTGTCTTCCCACAGAATCTCCCAGTAATCAATTCTTGGAAAAGCCTTTTCATTTTTGAGACTACTGACTCCCTCATTCACCGGGCAGCCAGTATCGTGCAAGATCTCACTCAGTTCTTTCTGTGTCATCGATTACCTCTCTTTCATATGCCGGTGTCTTCAATGTCAATTCTGACTCCCTGAAACCGTCTTTTGTGGTGGTATGTGCTACGTTGTAGACCTCATGTTGTTCTCCGTCAATGATGCAGACGCACTTACTATCCACACCTTTAAATCGTGGTATTGCGAGCTTCATGGTCACTTCCACGCTATCCGCTGAAAGCTTTGCTCTGGTGGTGTCATACACCGAAAGTTCTCGATACCACACTTTCAATCCAATGCGTTCAAGTTTTTCTTCCGGATAGTCCTCTGATTCATCGTTTACTATCCTACGAATCTCAAGGACTCCGTCTACATACTCAGGCATTGCCATTCGCACTCACCTCCGTCTCCATTTGCCACGTAAGAATCACGCTTGAATAATTATTCATGAATTCGCTAACTCTGTGGTGGTAAGCATAATATACATAATTTTTCAACAGCATCCTATATGTGAGATCTGTCGTTATACTACAGCCGGGATTCAATCTCCCGACTGTATACTCTCCTTCTTTGATGAGATTGATCAATTGATCGTCATCATAGTAAGGAGGAATCTGGAACTCTTTGAGTACTTCATCTACCAGCGTGGCTAATTCTTCATTACTCATATCTTATCCCTTACTGCTTTGGCACCGTTACCTGTGTTACTGGGAGAACATACTCCTCAAGTTTTGTTACGTCAAAAATAACTGCAACATTGTCATCCACAGCTCTACCGTTTGCATGGCATTTAGCTACGATAAGGTCTGCATCCTCAATCGCTTTTGTCTGATCATACTCGTCAACGCGAACTCCTGCTGTTCCCATTGTGTAGTATCCGGCGATTGTAAATGCAGCCTTTCCTTTTGGGCAGTTAGCATCAACAATTTTTTCGATGTCAATGAATGACTTGTTGACATATCCGCCTGTCAGAGCCTCTCCGTACATACACGGATCCACATATTCTGCTTCGTCTGACGGATTGCAGATAAGATAGAGCTTATCAACCACACGTTTTCCATCATTAGTAAGAGTTTTTCTCACCGGAGCAAGTCCCTTCGGAGAGAATTTTGTAACCGTAGTGAGAACAGTTTTTGCTTTATTTGTTCCGGCTGACTCTACGCTTCCAATCTGACGAAAGATTCCGATTGGACCTGTCTTTCCATCTCCATCGAGGTATCCTTTTACAAGTCCGTCCTGCATGGCCTCAGACAGAATAGCCATGAAATATCTGTCAACGAATTCCATAGACAGCTCTCTGATTGATTTTGGAATAACAAGGTAAGCTGTGAGCTTGTGAAGGTCAATATTCAGAGCTGTTACCTCTGCTGAAAGTTCGCCTTTGATAGCGTCCGTAAGAGGACCCCAAACCGCTGCACCTGAATGAGATGCCACAATCCATTTCTTCACATTTGCCGGTGCCATATTTACAAGTTTCAGGATTGGCGATGCTTTCTTAACATCATCCAGTGTACGATCAATAATCTCTGTCGGAATGATATCAATCTGATTCGCAGTGATTGACTGCTTCACGTCCTTAAATCCCTCATAGAATTTCTTTTCTTCCTGAGACAGGTTGCGCAGTCCAAGCTGTTTCTTGTAATCTGCATCTCTGCTTGCTCTTTCTGACTCAGCCACTACCTGCTGAATCAGATCGGCGTGCATTGCTTCATCGATCATTTCAATTGACTGCATAATTGCTTCTGCTTTCTGATCTGCCGGAGCATTGTCCAGAAGCTGTTTTACTTTGTCTTTTACTTCCTGGTTTAAACCTTCAATCTTCATTCTTACATTTCCTCCTAATCAAAAAATGCACCCCAACCGGTGCTGTCTTTTTCTTCCTTCTTCTCTTCTTTCTTATGTGTCAACTGATAAAACTCAGCCAACTGTTTCTGATGTTCATTTCTGTTTTTCAGCTGCATCTGAAGCATTTCATTTTCTCTAAGAACTTCCTGCAGCTTCACGCCCTGTTCCTCTTCCTTCTGTGCGACACCAATCTCATCAATCAGTCCATACTCCAAAGCCATCTGAGGGGACAATGTGGTGGTCTTATGCATCAGATCTCTGAGTTCATCTTCTGAAATGGTTGCTCTCTGCATAAATAACGCCACGCAACTGTCCATTGCTACGTCCAGATTGTCCGCTTCTGCTCTCAGATCTGCCGCATTTCCTGTGACTGTCTCCCACATATCATGGATGATTGCAGTTGTTCCCTGTCCCATGATTCGCTTATCACACGCCTGAAGAATCGTAAAAGCAATGGAATGACATCCACCCATCACGATTCCTGTCTTATAGGACCCATGCTGCTGAAGCATGTTGTAAATGGCTGTCCCCTGATCTACACTTCCACCATTGCTGTTGAAATAGATTTTAATCTCATCTGTTTCTGGAATGGCATCCAGAAGTTCCTTGAAATGCTTGGCTGATGTCTCAGAGTCATCATACTGCCATGTATCCCAATTGAACGGACCTGTTTTTCTGATGTCGTCAAAGATGAAAATTTCATGTACATTATCAATTTGCTGAAATCTATACACAATATTTTTCTGTTCCATAGTCTTATCCTTTCTTTTTATTTGTTATTTAACGGATAACTCCGAGATAATTGGATCACCTCCCTAAGCTGTGTTAACTGGTTTCTGCATTCGAATTGTCCTCCTCTCCTGTAGTGTAGTTTTTCGTCAGTGCTCTTGCCTGACTGAACGGTGTATTTAGTACCGGATATCCCACCATCTCCCGGATTTCGTCAAAATTCCATCCATTAGATCTCAGTTTATCCAGGTTATTCGCACTGTCTACCACATCCACGTGCTTGAATCTTGCAAGCCATACCATCACCCGTTCATTCTTGCCTGCATAGTCTTCCGCGCCTACAAGCTTTGCTGTCAATTCATCGTTTATGACTTCTGCAACCGGTCCGACTGCATACGTGATGAACTCATTCGTTGCGTCGCTTTTTTCTGTGATATTCCCGTTAAACACTGCTTGTGGAATATCGTAAGCTTCGGCAGTTGCATTATTTATTTCCTCTTTAATTTTGACGAGCTCTTCTGTTTTCGTTGCTGTCTGTATACCAAGCTGCTCCAGTGCAATTCCGTTTGATTCCGTAATGACAGCAAGGCTCTTTGATTCCAATAATTTCTTTAATTCTTCTGTATATTCTTCTTTCGTGATCTTTTTATCACTTTCTCCGTCTTTTCCTCTTCGTACAAGATTAAGCTGTCCTGGTACTTTTAATTTGAATTTTGGAGTATTTGCAATCTGCATCATTGCATTAACAGAATTTGCTGTTGTTTCGTACTGTGATAGCATAGAGTTCAAGAGCACTCTTATCTTCGAGTTGTCGTATCTTAAATGAATTACATCTCCTGACAAAAATGTTTTAAGCAGGGAATATTGTTTTTCCGCTGCTTCAACCGTTATGTTACTATACAGTCTTCCAGTCATTACGTTATCCGATTCCTGGAAGCTCTGCACCCGGTAATATTTCTCTCCAATCCGGATAATCACAGCCTCCCCTTCTCTCAAAAGCTTTTTTACAACTTTTGTCCAGAAGTACGTCCCATTCTCATTATCATTGGGCTGAACATTAAGCCTGTATTCATATTTCCTTTTATTCTCGCTCTGTGTTTGGATCAGAATATCCGACTTTGCTATAGCTTTTGCTATCATGGTTTCCGCTTTTTCCACCGCCAGCTTCGCTATATTTAGTTTTTCAAGCTCAATCGTTATCGTTTCCGCAAGCGATTGTAATCCGTCATTTTTGTCCTGGAATAAAAAATTAAACATCGTTCCTCCTACTAAATGTAGATTACCTGCATTTCTATCTCATCTTTGCTAAACATGGCCACATCAAAAGCCATGAATCCGTCATTTTTCCTCAACTTCGGTTCTATCTTTCCGAATGTCTTGTTCCCGTATTTATCCTCTGTGACGCTCGTATTATTTGTGTACCAGCGCATAATAGAAGACGGTCCATAATTAATCAGGTGCTGACTGAATAACGCCTGGATCGCCGGTGCAATAATTCCCGTTGCAGACGTAATCTTTCTCGCAAGCCTTACTATTCCGTCTTTATTTTTCTTATCTTCAACCGTCAATCCCACGGCTTCGAATGCCATTTTGAACAGGTTGTATCTATACGTATCCATCGTAATTTTCTTAACCTCATAATCCTGCATCTTGTCTAAGCACCATGCCACTATAGTATTCACATCTATGACTGGTCCTGGTACTACTTCGTAATCCTCGAACTCCGGTTGTCCCATATTCTGCATAATTGGGAACTTGATAGAACTCAGGAACGGAGAATCTTCACAGATCCATGTGTGCTGTCTCCAGATGTATTCTCCGGTTTCATAGTCCTTGGTCAGAATCCCTGCACTCGCGAAGTCCCGCACGTCCGCATAGTCAATTCCGATTATCGCCAACTGACCTTTCGTATTTTTAGTGATCCTTGGAATTTTCTTTTCCAGTTCTTCCCTTGTGTCACCTTCGTAGCACGCCCGCAGGATGTTATGCCACGTCGTTACCGTTTCTTCCTCTCTTCTTGCCGGAAGGTTCATTCTCTTTGTCAGGAACTCCGCTCGCTTAGATGGAATTTTTTTCTGTTCCAGGTAATCATGCATAATGCGGTTTGCCAGAATTGGCAGAAATTCCAGTGATGGATTTGCTTTATGCCATGCATCTGGATTCTCTGCTTCTTTCAGATCGTCTATCTCGCATATGAATGGAAAATATCCCAGCGGGTTTTCTCCCGTTTCAAGAATTTCCATACACATTGCGGATATTTCATCCAGTGGACCGTCTCTGACATATCCGTCTGTCGTGATTATGAATTCCCGTGAATGCTTAACTTTACCAAACGATGATTCAAATACATTGATCTGATCATAATTTTCATATGCATGTATCTCATTGAGCACCAGGCAACCGGTTCTTTTTCCATCCTTTGTTTTTGCATTTGATGTGTTATATTTCATTTCTGCACCAGTTACAAGGTTTGAGATCAGCTCCTTTGTGACCGAGAACTTACCTTTAAACTTAGGATTATCATGTAGCATGTCATACGCTACTTTGAACGTATCTTTTACCTGGTCCTCCGAATTCGCTACGATTTCGACGTGATAATTCATTACTCCGTATAGTGGAGTCTGAAAAAAATTCACCAGCGGTATGATGAAACCATCTTTTCCATTTCCTCGTCCCTCTTTTATGAAAAACGTGGGAAAAACCGGAATATCATCTTTGTACATAAATGCAAATGCATAAATGAACTTTTGAAACGGGAATAATTTGTAATAATTGCTTTCGCAATACTTAATACAATTCCTATATGTTTTTTCATCAAAAAAAACATCATCCCGCTTCATCAACGGCTTTACGATGTTTTCAAAGAGTAATTTTCTTTTTTTATTTATCCAGTTCGGATGTTCTTCGGCATATTTGAGATAATAATCAATCTCTTTACAGATAACCATCTGTAGGATTCTCCGGCTCTGGTACCGGCTCTTTTAACTTCAGATCTGCCAGGATCTTCAACATAGTGACCGTAGTTTTCTGCAAATTGACAACGCTTTCATTCGCTTTTTCCACCGTCATTCCATTCCCGTTCACGGTCTCGTATCTCAACCCTTTGCTCTTAATATCTGCTATTAGTTTCTTTTTCAATGACCAGTAATATATATAATCATTCACTAGATCCATGTAGAATTCTGCACTCATTCCACGTAGTTCCAACTGTCTGATCAGCGACATTTTTACGTCTTTTTGTGTCAATTTGCTCACCTCTTTTCGCTCAAATCATGCCATTTTTATCAATTTTCCGCTTCTTTTTTCGCTCTTTTTAAGTCTTTTTTGAAATTGTCTGAAAACTTTCCTTCTTATAGTGAGTCCTGAAATTTGACCACCCCTGCCCTTTTCACGCGAGATTTTCATTTTTCTCCAGAGTCATGGCTACATCCCCGTTCTTCACTCAGGAAAAATCGCTGAGAATTTACCGGGGGGTCTACCATCTTTCTTTGCTCGCAAGCTTCTTCTTTCTTTGGAATCTTCTTGGAGTCCTTCCATGTCGCAGATTGTGACACTTCACACATAGACTGATCAGGTTGTCATCTTCCAACCCTAGCTCTGGATGCTCTTTTAGTTCAACAATATGATGCACCTCTTCAGCTCTTCTGATCTTTCTGTCTTCTCCTTGCAGGATGTGGCCTGCTGCCACTGCATCCTTCAATCTCTTTCTGCAGTCCTGGCACTCATAGTGATCTCTCTCAAGAATCTGCATCCTCTTATGTTTCCATGCTGCTGCATTGTAAAATGCTTTTGCTTCTCTGTCTGTCATTTTCTTTCCCTCACGCACAAAAGACACCCGCTGGCATTCAGGTGTCTTTTCCAAGGAGTGTTGTAGAAGTATCTGTCCGTCTTTCGACAATACCATATTAGCATGAGCAAAACTCCAGTGAACTCCACTCTTTAATTAATTTGAATCTTTTTCAGTGCTCTCCCGTGTAACTCGTAGATCCAGCTCTCACTGTATTCCATGAGTTGTGCTATCCGCCACCACTCAAATCCTTTGATATACCTGTAGAACATAACATCTCTTTCATCCTGATCCTCTAACTTATTAATTCTGTATTCTATGTCCTTATAGGTCTGTACCTGCTTTACTCCCTCTTGATACAGCTTGTCCTCTCTTTCCTGAAGAGCTGCCGCGTAAGAACTTAGATCGCTTTGATTCGATCCATGTGGCATCCCATCATTATTCGATGAAGGATACATCTTCATGTTCCTGATCTCTTCAATCTCTGATTCGATCCTCTTGATTCTCTTCCCATGTTTCCTGTATGCCCTGAGATAGGTTTTCTTCCTGTCGTTCTCGTTTTTTACATTGTTTTCTTCCAGTCTCTTCTCCATTGGCATCATCTCCTATCTTGTACTTTCTTGCCAAGTATTCTGCTACATCTCCATGCCACAACTGCTGCCCTTGTACTTTAATCAAGTTATTTGCTTGGTATGCTGGCCGGTGAAAGTCCTTGCTGGCTTTCGGATCTGTGACCATATCGGTGAGTTCGCCGTAATGCTTCTGCAGATTCGCCTTGACCTCTGTCGAAGATTTTCTTGTATCTGTACTTCGCTTCAAGTATTTTCACTCCTTACCACGCATCTTCGTTCGCTGACCGCATAGAATTCTCCTTGATGTTCAGAGCACCACTTCTGAAGTATCTCCTTTTTCTTTTCGTCAGCTGTCGTATTGCAATCAATACTAATTCTTTCCTCATGGACCAGCAGGTGATTGCTTGCATCTACAATCTGTATGTACCATGCCATTTCTGTTTCAACTGGTTTTTTCTCATGCTCTGCTTTCCATTGTTTCAGAATTTCAGCTATTTCTTTTGGATGTTTTCTTCTAAGTTCGTTGCACGGAACTGCTTCTTTTTCTATCTGTCTTATTGGACAGTTTTCGCAAACAGTTATGTTGCATAGCTCTCCAAAAGTCTGGATTGTTTCTTCTGCACCCATCTCCTCTGTCTGCTCTTTCACCACCTTTATGCACTCCTGAATTGCATCATACGGACTCGATATTTCATCAACTCCAAACGTAGCTTCCTGGATTGCCCAATTCCTCATTTCCTCTATCAGCTTGTCTGCATCCTTCAATCTCATATTCTCTCATTCCTCCCTACTATGTAGTCCAACGATACTTTGTACAGATCTGCACATTTGATTGCTTCTCCTAGCGTCAGCCCTTTCCTTCCTGTTTCAAGATCTCGCAGTCTTTCCTCCCTCATGTCTAACTTGACTGCTGCCTCTTCTCTTGTCAGTCCTCTGATTTTTCTTAGATACTTCAGACGGTTTCCTATTTTTCCTACTGGTCGTAATATAACCATTGTAATCAATCCCTCCTTTCACATCCCATGCGCAAATGTCACAATCTTCAGGACATACATTTGCTTTTATTGCTCTTTCGCACATCTCCATTCTTGTTCTTATGTCTTCCTCGTAGTCCTTTATAATTCCAAGTTTCCTTAGAATCTTATAAAACAGTGACTTTTTTCTCACGTCTCTTTTTTCCTTCCGTCGTTCTTTCCATTTCCGCAGCCACTCAAGCTGTGCTTGATCCTCTTTCTCTTCTCTTGTCATTCTTCTCCTTCAAACACAATTACACTTTTTCTGATTTCTTCTCTGATATTTTCATGCAGCTCATTTAAATTCCATCCGTCAGCGTATGCAAACAATATATCTTCACCATCTTCCGTGAATGGTAAACCTTGCGCTACCCAAAACTTTGTACAGCTATCAAAACCAGTATCTTTGAAAATCTCGCAGTTATACAATTCTTCTAATTGCTTTTTAGAATATTTATTCTTCATCTCTCCTACCTCGCTTAACTACCGGAATATCCGAGAATACCACCGTAGCCCGCTCGTTTTCGGATGCCGCTACAATCACAATCTCTATGTCATCATATCCAAGCATAAATTCCGGAATGAGGTAAATTCCGTACTGCTCGACAGCTCCGTGATTATTTCTCATGTAGTCAGATACAAATTCTAACTTTTCATCCAACAGATTGTGTGCTTCCTCTTCATCGTACCGCTTTGTCAAGTGTGTGATCGCCTGCTCTATGCTTAAACTTCCTGTCCACCAGAAAAACGGCTTAATTTCTTCGATATACTCAAACTTGCTATCTGCTATAATCTCTTTCATCTGTTTCTCTCCTTCCGCTTCATCCACCTTACGCATTTTCTTGATATATTCACGGACTGTCTGGATCGTTGAAAGCACTCCGTCATAAAATGGATCAATTCTTTCATGTTCTGCAATTGTTGCTTTTGTTTCTGCTTCTACCTGATCCAGCCAATCAACCAAATCTTTTGCGTCTTTTTCTGTCATATCTTCTCCTTCTTTCCATTTCATCTCTTTCCTCGCAGTACAGCAATCCAACGTATTTTCCGTAACTCATTCCTTCCTGTCTTGCTTTTGCATTTATCTCAGCCAGTTCGCTTTTCCAAGCTGTTGATCTCTTCCTTTTTGGCACTTGTCTGCTCCTTTCTCCTCCCTGCCGCATCCAGGGAGGAAGCTCTTTGCCGTCATGCTACAGTATTGTGACATACTTTATCTCCACGCCATTCAGCGGAGGTAACTATAAATAATTTTTCTTATATCTTGCTTTCCATTCTTCTCTTGTATGTGTCTGCTCATATTCTGTCTGTGCTATTCTGCAGAGTAGTTCCCGCATTTCTCGATTATTGTGGACTGCTTCCGGTCCTTCTTTGTGATGATTCCGGCACAGATTCACCTTGAGTCCATCTGCTTCAGATAGTTCACGCTGGCCGGATCCGAACATAATATGGTGTTCTTCTGTGTATTGCTTGGAAGAATCGCCATAGAGTATCGAACAGAGATAGCAGACTCCCTTTCCACTCTTGAGGATGCTCTTTTTATGTGATTTCCTTTTTTTCTTGCAAGCTAATTTTGGAAATGCCATGTCTGAATAATCGATGCTCATAATGTAATCACCTTATTTCTTACTGAGTTCTTCTCCATTTTCATCCACCTCTGCTTCTAACCATTTCTTCCAATACTCTGCCGAATTCAACATCATGTGAGGCATCTCATTCACGGATGTTGCCATGTACAGTGCCATCTTGTATGATTCCATTGTCTTCATGTATTCCCATCTGCTGCCAGTTGGATGCTGTCCTGAGTTATCCACCTCCTCCGATTCCGTTCCTGTCTCTGTGTTTATCGCATTTTCTTCGACCGTCTTCGAATTATCCACACTGTTTTCCACATTTTCAGCCGTTTCAACAGTTGCACCGGTGCAATCCGGCTCTTCTCTCTGTATTTCCGGCGTTTTTACTGGTTCAGGAAGCATTTCCGGAAAATCTTTCTCAATCTCTGTCTGTCCGGGAATATCACTCGGAAGCTCTACCGGTTTCTCTTTTTCCTGTTTCTGTGCCTTTGGTGGTTTTGCTTTAACTACCTTTGACTCTTTTCTCTTCTCTTTCTTCGGTTGCACTGGTGCAATCTGCTCTTTTTCCGGATACTGCTGCCCGAAGAGATCTTCCCAATTCTTTTTTGCGTCTTCCTGTTCTGTGATGAGTACAAGATATCCTAAAATGTCACTCCATGCGTATCTTTCTTTTAAACTCTGCCTAACCACCTGCAGTATTACTTCGTCTTTCTCATCATTCAGGTATAACATGATTCTTCCGCAGCCTTGCGGTCTTACGCTGTAAAGCTTATCTCCGTTCGGTGCCAAGACGTCTTTGATCGGTTCTGTGCCTACGCTTGTCCTAACTGTTCCGTGTAGCTTCATGTACAGTTCCGGATCTTCCATGCAGATCTGATTGATCGCCTTCTCCAAATTGTTCAGATCTCTTTGTTCTTCTTTTTCGCCTTCCAGGATCACTTCAATGTCTGTAATCTTCTCTTCGCTTTCAATTTCTTCTTTGACTGCCTGGATCTCTGACTTACTGTATGCCGGTGTCAGCTCTTCTGCTACGCTTTCCGGAAGTGTCAACATTAGAGCCAGCTTTGCATATCCAAATCCTTTGTAATGCTCCTGCAGTCTCGGAGAGTAGCCACCCTCCGAGAATCTGTCATTGATTCTGATGTATCTTGATACCTGTGTAGCTTCAAGCTTGTATTCCTCCCAGGCGAATTCGTTTACATTGTTGTATCCGGAATTCTTTAGGATATCCGTATCTCTTCCCTGCTTCAGTAAATATCCCGTCATAACAAAATCTTCCACTGTTCTGTTCAGGACGGTGTTCATTGCTTTTTTATATTCTTCATAATCCTGGTACTGTACTAATTCCATCAAACCGCCTCCAGTTCTTTTTCTATCTCTTCTGCTTCAAGGAAATCTTCCGCTAATCCCTGAAGGACTCTTGTATTCTTTTTCTCTTCCAGCTCCGCAATATTGGCTTCTCTCTTGATCTTGCTGATCTTGGCCAACTTCTTATCTTCCTCTGTCAGACGTTTTCTGATTGCCTTCTGCCAGCTTTTCAGGAATACCCGGATTTCCTCGATTCCCGGCTCTTCGTCATAATAGCTTCTGTGCTGTCTGATTGTGCCTCCCGGCTCTACTTCAATCGTGTAGAATGGGATTCCCGGTGCTTCCTGTCTTCGCAGGAAACAGATATATGTCTCTCTGCTCTCGATCCTGTCAAAATATCGTTCACTGCTGCCGGCACAATGATGCAGTGCACGTCCTTCTTTCACGATATCCACTAATGTGTTCGGTACAATGATCTTATACTCTTCGTCTTCGTACTCATATCGGCTCTTGATCTCTTTCAGGATCTCTTCTGCTTCCGGAAACTTCTGCCGCATTTCCTGCGCGTAGGCTTCTTTTCCCTCTGCATTGTTTTCCAGTTCTTTCAAGATCTGTATCTGCTGCCGGTCTACAACGACTTCATTATGCCTGCGTTTTAGTTCTCTTGGACGATAGACCATCTCGTCAGCCATATTTTTGCAACACGCTTCACACATACTGATATAATCTTTATATTCTTCAAGGACAGCTTTTGCCGTCATTCCTGCATATTGTTCCTTTTTCTGCCTTTCGATGTAGTTCATGATCTTCTGTGGACTCATATATTTTTCCAGTCCCCGTATGCCACTTGGTTCTATCTCATTTTTTATCATCCACTGCACCGTCTCTTTTGAGATCTTCTGCCCTGTCTCGTCCGAATACTGCATCCAGCGTACCATTCTGTTCCCGCCATGTTCGTCACGGATCCGGTTGATCTTCTGACGGTCTTGGATTCTGAACATTCCCTCAATGCTTTCCTCTCTCATGTCCAGTGGTCCATAGTATTGTGTCGGATATCCCGGATAATCTGTACAGCCGATCGTATCTCTCAGCAGATTCCAAAAGCGTCCTTTTGCCAGGTACTCGATCTTCTGTGCATATCCTTTCATCTGTCCTGTCCCTGCCACAAGTCTGTTGTAGTTCAGTTCCATTCCCGTCTTCGATAAATGCTCCAGGACTCTTGTTGCTTCGCTGTAAGTGGTTCCGTCTAATATCTGGCCAAATTCTTCCGGATACAAGTATCCTTCTCTTGCTCTTAGGTTTTTCCGGTTTCCTTTTGTCCATCCATCCCAGGAGTCCTCATAATAGATCATGTATGTCTTCTTCAATTTTCTGTTAGAGTAGACCTTGTACAATAAGATTCTGATTTCATCTCCAAGCTCTACATAATGTCTTCCATTATCCCATCCGACCTTTGCTTCTATGATTCGGAGTACGCTCGTATCTTCATCTACCGGCTGGATGAGATAACAGCTCTTCCATTTCTGTCCAATATGGTCTGTTCTTGTCTTTGCCTGCACTAGTTTTCCACAGGAAGGACAGAATACCATGTCATTGTGCCGGATCTTCTTTTCTCCGTCCTGCCGCTTGATTTCTTCCGGCCAGCTGGATTCCCCGCAGTTCGTACAGACAAATTCTTTCGTTTCCCTGTTTCGGAACATGTAATCCTCTCCTGCTGCCTGTTCAAAGAACCATTCTCTTAGATTCTTCGGACGACCTGGAACTTTTCTCATCAGGTTCATGAGTTTCATTTTCCGGTTTGTTTCACATCTTTCCCTTATCTCGCTGTTATAGCTATGTTCCAATCCGTTGATTCTCTCCCACGGGCTGTTGTTCCACGCTCTGTGTTTAATCAATTCTTTGATCCTGTTGGCGTCTTTCTCCTGCAATTTCGGATAATCGTTATATGTTCTCCATTTCCAATCTTGCCAGTCCTCGTTCAGTGCATTCAGGATACCGCCTTTTCTCCAACCATGCTGCTCTTTCCAGTACTCATGTTCCCCTGTCTCATAGTTGATACAGTACCGCACCAGCAGTTCCTTCGCCTGATAGATATTTAGGATCAGGATTTCCCCCAACTCCTGCAGCGTGGCTGTAAGTCCTTTTCCTTCCGGTTTCTTCGGTTTGATGCGTTCAATCGCTTTTCGTTTCATTTCTGCACCTCCACCCATTCTCTTTCTTCTGTCATGGAATAGATCTGATGCGCTTTCGCTTGTATTCCGTCAACATTCCTCACGCCTGCTGCCACTGGCTTACCTTTCTCGTCCTCTACAATCAGTCCGATCACGGTTCCGTATTCGCCTTTCACTTCCGGATGTTTTCCCCTCGCGATCGCTATCTTTGTCTCTCCGATCGCTTTTGACCTCTCTTTTTCTGCGTATGCACCTCTTTCTCTTTTTTCCCATTCCCTCTTTGGATGTATGATCATATATTCCATTGCCGCCATTGCAATCTCCATAAGTGTCAGCTCTCTTATTAATGTCAGCTCTGTAGATACGACCATTGAACATCCGTCTTCTTCGTCTATACTTCCGCCAGCTTCGCACAGGAAGAATTTGTTCTTTCCATCGATCGGATACCACTGCAGGCAATCCAGGATATACTCCGCCGCATGGAATCCAGTGGATCTTGTTTTGCTTTTCTCTTCTTTGTAGGTCTTCCCTTTCTCGTACTGGAATGTCCCTTTTCCGTGTTTTGCTTGAATTTTTTTATTGAACCCTTTGTATACTCTCATTTCTTCTCACCCAGGTAATATTCCCTCACGATCTCTTTGATCTGTGCCTTTCCCGGTATGCTGATATACAACGGTGGTGTCAGTCCTGCTGCCTTTGTGATCCTGTCATCCAACTGTGCTTTGTCGTTAAATGCATTCTTTAAGATCAGAGCCATGCAGTCTTTCAATGACTTTCCTTTTCTTCTGACTGCAAGAGCCATCTCTTCGTCCTCTAAACATAGCTGCTTGATAAAATCCGTCCAATCTCTCAATGCTCCTGTCAGACTCAGATCTTTCGCTTCCAGTTCCAGCTTTCCCATTGCCGCAAGACTCGGTGTTGTCAGTCCCTCGATTGCACCGGTGCAAAAGTCCTCTGCGTCTTCCGGATCCAGTCCGTTCTCCTCTGCGATTGTCTTGATTGCTTCTAAGTCTCCCTCTTCCAACTGTGCTTTGGCCGCACGGTTAATCTCCTCGTAAGAATCAAATTCTCCAAACTTCTCAAACATCTTTATACCTCTTCTCCTTGTAAATACGCTTGTAGCGTCTCCTTATACTCGCTGTCTTTTTCATACACGATTTCTATCTCGTGTTCTTTACTCTCTTCCAGGAACATTTTCCACAGATCTTGGTTCTGTATTCCTTTTCCGTCCGACTTCTTCCACTCTGCTCGTCTCCACTTTTCCGGATTATCGGCCTGGATCATGTTCTTGATGTATGTGTTCTTCGTGTAGAACACAACTCTGCATGGTTCTTTAAGTTTTTGCAGTGCATAAATCATTGCCAGAAGCACACTGCGGTTATAAGTTGTTTCTTCCTCTTCTCCTTTGAGGAATCGGTCTTCAATATCTCCGTTTCTCCTTGTGAATGTTAAGGCTGCAGCATATCCTCCTCTCTTTGGTGCTGCCGGTCCTGTGATCGTGGTTTCTATGTAGATCTTCACCGTCTTCATTCTTCAAATCCTCCTGTTCAACCGGATCAATGTGTATCTCCGGTACTTGAACCCAGTGGCCGGATTGATTCCTTCATAGCTCTTGGCAATGTAATAGCCGTTCTTTTGTTTGGTCTCTTTTGGCCATCTTGCCAGTTTTTTCTTCTTTGGTGGTTTCAGTGGCATGTTCCGCGAAGTGCTGTAACTGGATTCGCTGAGCCTTGGCTTGTCCCTCTTTCCGTCTTCCCTCTTTTCTCCCACCTTCTCGTTTTTGGTGATGTAGGATGCAAGCTGTGAAAAATCCTCTTCGTAGTATTTGCTTTTCTCCAGTTTCTCTGCATAGATTCCACCATGTGGCCAACATTCCTCTACCCAGCGGATTGTATCCCGGCATCCGGTGATGACCATGTGAATGTGCCATGCTCCCTTGGTTCCTTTCTCAATGTTCCGGATCCAACGTAGCTCTATCTGTTCTTTCTTGTATCTTGTTCTTAGCTTACTTTTCAGATTCGTGAAATCCTTCTTTGCTTTCGCCATGTCCGGAGGTCTTGCCTCGATTCTGTACGTCAACGTCAGGAAGTAGTCTCCCTTGCCAAAGTACTCCAACAATCTGTGTCTGGCTGTCTCTGCCTTATTCATAGCATTCACCACTGCCATCTGCTCCGGTGTCGGCTTTCTCTTCTTTTCTCTTGGCAGTCCCCTTGCTCCATACCTGCCATCATGGTATTCCTTCACTTCCAGGATGTCTCCTTTCCGGAAGGTGTGTGTTACTCTCTTCGTTGTCATCGTATACCTCTATCTTTAATATCTTAATCAAGTATTAAAATGGGGCAGAACCCCCGTTTTTCTTGACTTTCTGCCCCACAGATGTTAAGATAATAATGTCTTTAATATCTGCGAGACAAAAGTCTTGCATTCAACACTTCCGTTACCTCCGGAAGTGTTATTTTTTTATTTGTTTTTCCAGTGTCCTTGCGATCGAATTCAGCGCGTAGAAGCTTGCTGATACAGCCAGTCCGATCAGGACGCGCTCCAGCGTTGACTCCGGTGCTTTGACCGATATGGAATATGTAATTGCTGCTCCGGAAGCATAGAAGAGTCCGACAAGCATTCCAACGCCTGTGATAAACCTTGTTCTCCAAAGGCTCATTCTAATATGATGTATTCTCCTTTGTTCTTCTTCCTGGCGTACTCGTTCGCTTCTTCCCATGTCCCAGAGCAACAGCCCAGTTCCTGTGTTTTCGTCCATCTGATAATCCATATGTGGTCTTTCTCCTTTCTTCCTTTTTGTATGATGTGCACGGATAACATCGACTGCGTTCCATACAACTGTTTCTATGCTGACAGTAGCAACAATCCTCCATGCTTGTCCTTCTTTCCACCGCCTAAGCGGTTTTATCCTTTCTTGATCTCAGATGTTCGTTTATGATAGTTGATACATCATTGATCACTTTTTCATGCTCTTTTTCGCTTTTCCCCATATAAGCAGCATCATCAAATTTATATGTGCATCCGCTTTCTGTCTTTTTAATCTCTACAATCACCCGCATCACCTCCTAGAAAAGTTTATGTGTTACGGTTTGTACTTGTTGCTATTTTTTATTTCTCTGTCGGATATCTTTAGTTTAGGCATTGTTTTCTCCTCTCTAATCATCCTCATAGGTTCTTGGAATAAAATCCTCTGTAAGTGCATAGAACTCGCTGATGTAGGTTCCTTCGTCTGTAATGTTCAGATCAACAGCAACGTTGTGATCGTTCATCAGCATGATGCTCGTTACTCCCTCCTTATCGATATCTCCGCATCCGACTCCGACAACCTTAAATCCTTTCAACGGACTTAATTCTTCTGGATATCCGCTGTATCTCTTGTGGTTAATACTTCTCTTCATTGTTTTCACCTCTCTTGCTATTTTCTATTTCTTCTCCTATACTTTCCTTACAGGCTCTCGCTAGAGCTGAGTACAAAAGAAAGGAGTTTTATTATGAATAACGACGATTTAGTCCTTATAAAGAATTTCAAATCTCTAATGCGCCGCGCCATGTTGTTTGCTCAATACTCACATGATTATGTCTTTGATGAAAAGATCGATAATTCTGTAGCTGTTGCAAATTTAAATGTTGCCGCATCTAAATTTGCTTCTGCAGAATCTCTCTACTATTCTTGTATCAACGTTTTAGAACGTGAAGAAGCAGAAGACATTTTCCATCTTTTCGACGCATATATGCAAGAATTACTAAACAACTATCGTGATAATCATTCACATCAATGGACAGATATCGAATTCCAGCGACTCAAAGAGTTTTTTGATTCTTCCGTTTTTGCATTTGAGAATGATTAATTTCTTTAGGGGAGGTTCTGCCTCCTCTAATCTCATGTAGAATTTCATGAAGCAGCGCTGTTTGATACATAATTTCCTTTCCTATGATTGAATCCGGATCAATGTATACCTGCTTTCGTCTTTTTTTCTTTTCTTTATCGATTTCATCCCTTTGCCTTTTTGCAAACAATGAGATTTCCTCGTAGATATTCATCTCTTCTCACCCCACTTTCTTCTCTGAACCATCTTTCTCCATTGCGTCTCTTGCCTTGAGCACTTCTACACTTCCCTTTACTACCAGAAGGCTTTCTTTGTCTAAATGCTTTAGGTTCTCTACAGTTTCTTCAATTAATCTTTTCTGTTCTTCACTCATGTTATTCACCTCACTTGCTTTGTGCTTATGTTGCAATTATATGTCACATACTTGCAAATGTCAATACTGTTTTTGCAACATTGTTGCATTTTTATCTTGATATATATGCTTTGTTGTGATATGATAAAGTCATAGCGAAGGGAGGTGCAACATGAACGAACGTATAAAAGAACTCCGGAAAAATCTAAAATTAACACAGCAGGAGTTTGCTGACGCTCTCAATATAAAAAGAGGTGCTGTAGCCAATTATGAAATAGGAAGAAACGAGCCTATTGATGCTGTAATTTCATTGATCTGTAAAACATTTAATGTAAATGAAGAATGGCTCCGATCTGGAGCTGGCGATATGTTCTTGGAGCTTCCTGAAGAAGATGAAGAAGCTGCTTATGTATCTGAATTGCTGGAAGACAGTGATAATGATTTATATAAGTTGATTAAGGAAATCATGCACACATATCATGAATTGTCTCCTAAATCAAAGGAAGTAATCCGTGATTTCAGTGCCAAGTTGCGAGAGAACATAAAAAAAGGAAGCTAATGCTTCCTTCTTTCTAAATGTCTTTTTAAGATGGTGTAGAGCTGGCGAAGAAATTTTTCATCTGAATCGTCAATTTTCTTCACCATTCCTATGATAAGTTGTTTAGATACATTGTTCATTATGTTATCCCTCCGTTCCCAGCAAGAACGCTCTTCGAAATTCCTTGATTTCATCATACAACATTTGTATATAGAAATCAATGTTTTATCGAACATCTGTTCTTTTTACTTAGGAACTTTAGGGATTGCTATTATTAGGAAAGCCTGCTCAAATATCTATGGAGTAGGTTCCGATCAGGATTGTGGTGTTCCTGATTGGCAGGCACACAAATGAGGGTAAATTTATGGGATTAAGATTTAGAAAAAGTTTCAAGGTTGCTCCTGGAGTAAAAGTAAACTTGAACAAGAAAAGTACAAGTGTAACGTTTGGTGGAAAAGGTGTCCACAAAACATATAGCTCTTCTGGAAAGAAAACAACATCTGTCGGCATTCCAGGTACCGGCGCATACTACACTACTTCTTCCGGTGGTGGATCTGGTAGTAAAAAACCATCCAGTCATAAAAGGATTTCTGCAGACAACTTAGATCCAGTCCTTACGGAAGACCTTTCTTTTCAGAATAATGTTGCCGATGATTCAAGCGCATCACTTGATAAATTTACAACGGATTCTTTGAAGCGCTATAAAATAACCTCTGCGATACTGTCCGCTTTTCTGTTTTTCGTTGCGCTAATTGGTTTCGCCGGTGGAAGTGCTTTGGCAACAGTAATTTGTTTAATTTTCGGCGGTATCACACTTGCAATATCAATCACCTATTCAAAAGAGATTAAAAAACGCCTTTCATCCGAAAGTAGTTTCGGTTCATCTACATTTTCAGGTACCTCTCCGGATATAGATGATAAGCCATCCAAAAAGAAGATGGGGTGTGGATGCCTTACAGCTGTCATTCTTTTCTTCCTTGTGATCGGTGCTATTTCATCCTGCACTGATTCCGATGATAAGAACGCAGAAAAGGTTGAAGACACGAAGCCAGTAGTTGCAGCTCTTGAAAGTTTGAGTATTTCAGCTGATACAGATCAGACTTATGATATTAATACAGAGGTTCCGGTAACACTTACCGTAACACCGGCCGATGCTAATATTGATAACCTGACTTTAAATGGATCCGAATGTACCTTTGCTTCTGATGATAACGGAAACCTTACATTTTCAGCAAGCGGAGCTGGTTCTTATATAATCACTGTTTCATGTGATGGCATTGAAAGTAATTCCCTGACTTTCAATGTTGAAGACAAGGCTGCTATTGCTGCTGAAGAATCCAATCAATCAGATGTTGTTCAGCAAACACAAGAACCTCAAGAAGAAATGGTTTGGATTTCTGCTACTGGTAGCAAATACCACAGTAGATCAGATTGTGGTCAAATGGATCCGAGTACATCCCGACAACTTTCTGTTTCTGAAGCTGAGGCACAAGGTTACGAGCCTTGTAAAAAGTGTCATTAGTTATTAGATAATTTGACGATTTTCAGATGATATTTTACAGTCATAACAACTAAAATAAAAAACCGCTCCTGCGCCAACAGGAACGGTCAACTGGGGAAGCACACGCCAATGTGCTTTAGTAACTCCGAAGAGATACTGTCTTGCCAAAGAATATTGTATCATCTTCGGTGCAGTCGCACAATCAGAACTTACGTTCTATGTATGACTGTTATTTTTGTACTTTTTTACATAATATATACGGAGGTGATATCATGTCATATTGTATTTATTTAAGGAAATCGAGAAAGGATCTTGAAGCCGAGCAGCATGGTGAAGGGGAAACTCTTGCCAGACACGAACGTGCACTTCTCTCTCTTGCTAAGAAAAACAACCTTATTATTAGCAATATTTATCGAGAAGTTGTGTCCGGAGAGACTATAGCTGCGCGTCCTGTTATGCAGCAGCTACTTCACGAAGTAGAACAAAACCTTTGGGACGGTGTGCTCGTTATGGAAGTGGAACGTCTTGCTCGTGGTGATACGATCGATCAGGGAGTTGTACAGAGAGCTTTCCAGTATTCCAACACGCTAATCATCACTCCTTCCAAAACCTATGATCCGGCCAATGAATTCGATGAAGAGTATTTTGAGTTTGGATTATTCATGAGTCGGCGTGAATATAAGACGATCAAGCGCAGAATGCAGAATGGACGTTATGCTGCTATCTCTGAGGGGAAGTGGCCATATAACTCCGCGCCATACGGTTTCCGGAGAACGAAACTTGAAAAAGAGAAGGGATGGACTCTTGCTTTTGATGAAAACGAGGCTCCTGTTGTGCGGCTTATCTTTTCTATGTTTACCGGTCCGGAACGTGTCGGTATCCGGTCAATCACTCGTACTTTAAACAGTTACGGTACAAAGCCACGTAATTCCAAACTTTGGAGTGAGAGCACCGTCCGTGGAATCCTCTCTAATGTTGTGTACGATCAATGCGTTAAGATCGGCGAACGAAAAGTGGTCAGAACGGTTGAAAATGGTGTTATCACAACCGCACGTCCGAGAACCAGTGACTATACCATTGTTTCCGGTCGGCATCCGCGCTTAATCAATCACGATGTATTTGCAGAAGCTCAGAGTTATCTTGGCTGTGGATCCCCAAAGCCTGCCGGTTCTAACATTATCAAAAATCCGCTTGCAGGAATCATTGTCTGTAGTGAGTGCAAAAAGAAAATGATTCGTCGGCCGCCTTCCGGAACTGCCAGTCGTGTTCCTTATGATCTGATGTTGTGCAGTACATATGATTGTCCTACCATTGGCAGTCCTTTGGATCTTGTTGAGCGAGAAGTTTATAATGCGCTTTCTGACTGGGTTGAAGGATATCGTCTGAGTGGTCAGATGCCAAGTAAGAGTCTCATTCCGGAAAAAGAAGTTCTTTTGGAATCAGCTCAGCAAACACTCGATCAACTTCTACGTCAAAAGGGAACCATGTATGATCTGCTCGAGCAAGGTGTCTACTCAACAGAAGTCTTCCTTGAGCGATCTGCCAGTTTGCAAAACCGAATTTCTGAAGCTGAATCAAATGTTGCCCAGCTGAAACTCGAACTCGACAAGGAACGTCAAAGAGAAGCCAATATAGAACAATTCCTGCCGGCTTGTGAGGATCTGCTTTCCTGTTATTGGGATTTGTCCATTCCAGAACGTAACCGGTTATTGAAATTACTCATAGAATCTATAGAATACAAGAAATTAACGAAAAATAAGCGCGGTCATCTGAATGAGCCTAATTTTGAATTGACCATAAAGCCCAGAATTCCGCGCAAATAA